CGGCTTCTAGTATAGCAATACCCATCTGCCAATTCGCGCTTCCATAGCGTAAATAAGAGGCTTTTTTTCTATCCATTAGATTACCTACCTCTACCCCATATAAGGCTCTGTAATGGCTTCCTACGCCCTCTGAATAGGCACTCATGCCTAGTCTATGGGTGTGGCCACACAATACTGACTTACCCCACTTCTTCGCCAGGTTAAGGGCAGTGATACCAGCATGCTGAGACATATTGCCTTCGTCTCCATGGGCCAGCATCCAGCCTGGTTCAAACTCATAAGCTTCTTTATGGTAGGTCATGCCGATATCGGCAAATCCCATAAACTTTGGATACTGCAATTCTGGCAAGCTAATTAAACCAGGTACTTTTAGAAGTGTGTTATAAAGCCTGTCCGTATGATTGCTTCGGATAATGTGGCACTCTTTGGAATATTCACTTAGATCCCAGAGAATCGCTTTAGTAAGCTCGCGATCATCGTGAATGGTTTGCTTATAAGCCAAAGGTGTGCCCTCGGCCCATTTGCTAATTGTATTAAAATCAATTTCATCCCCGACCACCAGTACAGAATCAAACTTCTCCCTACGTGCTAACTTAATTACATTCTTTACAGCTGCCTCGTGATGGAATGGGATCTGTAGATCCGATATAACAAGGTAACGCTTAATCTTCATCCTCTTCAAAATCGTCAAGTGGATTCTTAATAGGATCTTTAGTATCTACAATCCAGTCTGGATAACTTGACCTATCCATCGCAAACGCTAGAGCTGTGCCTTCATCCATTCCTGACTTACGGCAAGCCATATAAACCTCATTAGCTGCTATTGCCCAGAAATCTAACTTAGTAAGTACAGGCTCTTTAGTAGTCCTGCGCCTACGTGCAACCTTCTTCTTTGGTTTGCGTTTAGTAGCCATATTAAAATTATGACTTACTAATTAAGATAAAGAGATCATCGACACGCTTCTCTAGTCTTGTTAATTGATCCTTCATACTAGATCCACCATTAGGGCGCAACTCGTTAAGCCAGCCTTTAACTAAAAAACGTAATCCTATTAGCACGGCGCTCAGCACGGCGCAACCGCCAGCGCCAAAGGCAGCCCATTCTGCCGGACTCATAAGTCATTAGCACCGATGCCATAAGCACTGTCGGATTTATCTAAAGCCCTAGCTGCTGGACCTGCAAGCGCTGCAACAATTACAGACACGGCAGGATCTAAATTTAATTCATTACTGGCCAAGAATGTTAAGAAGGATACTAATACGCCACGTGCGTAAGACTTTAGCACTGCCTTTTGTTTCTTACTGATTTTCATATCCTACCCCCTAGTAGTGGTATATCGAACGGTTTACTATCGTGATCACCTGACTTGTTAAAACTCACGTGGATATGTTTGGTGTGTTTGTTATATCCTGAATACTTACGCCACTTAAAATTAAGGATTCTGCTAGCAATCATTCCGTTATGGATTACGTACGATATACGCTTATCGGTTTTCGCACAGATTCTGATCTGGTCAGCCAGATATACTGAGAGCCCTTCGGATGAATCCAAGCGAGAATCAATATCAATGGCTCGCACACATCCTGTGACGTCTGGATTATGATCAGATTTTCTGGCACTGTGACGAGCATCGCCAAGCCACCCATCACTGGTAGTGCGCCGATTTGGATACCAGGTAGTAACGGCATCTCTTAAACTCTCAGCTGCTTTACTCAGCCAGGGGCTTGGCATCGTGATCCTCGTTTGTACAATCCCATTTAGCAGACTTAGCATTTAGTACTGCCTCTTCGTGGCATTTAGGCCAAATAAAAATATCTTCTAAAGGTAAATAGGTATAACCTATAGCTGCATAATTGCCTCTAATAGTTGAATTATATGAAGTTTTAATCCAAGTACCACCTAAATTATCTATTAACCATTGATAACCTTCATCACCTGCTGGATCGTTATTGTCTCCAGTAAGCACACGAATAACTTCATTATCTTTATTAACTTCTGCCCAAGATGACATTATGCGTACCTCACAATAATAATTCCAGATCCACCATTACCACCAGCGCCCGATCCAATTCCGCCACCACCGCCACCGCCGCCAGTATTTACTGAACCATTTTCGCCCGGAAGCGTACTTGCTGATGAATTTGCGGCTTTTCCACCGCCGCCATATCCACCGAAACCCAAATTTGTAACAGCATTTGAACCATTACCATTTGATCCACCGCCACCTGCATAATAAACTGTACCTGCAACATTTTGACCTGTAGTAGTTGCTAAACCATAAGATGAATATGCAGATGAACCAACGCCACCTGCCGCACCCAGAGAACCAGTACCATTTGCGCCAACAGCCCCTGCGCCACCACCGGCACCTGAAGTAGTGCCACTTACATAACTGCCACCTGCATAACCTTGTCCTGAAGTTGGAGATCCACCAGCACCAGTATTGTAATTTCCACCACCACCTGAGCCGCCATTTCCACCATCTTGTGTTGGTGGTGATCCTGTATTGTAACCAGCACCATATCCACCGCCTTTAACTAAAGTTAAAGTACCAAATTGTGAATCATTGCCAACTATTCCGCTTAAACCAAAAGTTGCAACGGCACCAGCACCGCCATTACCAACTGTGCAAGTGTAACTACCTGATAAAGATTGCGAGACAAATCCCAATAAACCGCCAGCACCACCGCCCCCCGCAAGATTTGACCCGCCTCCACCTCCACCGGCAACTACTAAAATATCAGCCGTAATGCTGCCACCTGTTACAGATAATGTTCCGTTACCTGTAAATACTCTGTAATTTAAGCCACCGCTTGTATAAAGAGTGCCGCCAGTAACTACAATAGCTGGTTTTACATCTAATAGACCTGCAACGATATTACCAATCATTATGCAAGTCCACCGACTACATACCAAGCATCTGTACCAGTTTTAATACAAGCTGCTGATTTATATTGTGCTAATTGTGGTTGAGCAGCAGTTGAACCCGCAGACAATACAGTGGTTGTACCGCTTGTTGTAGCAGATATTGTGCAAGTACCTGCACCTATATTTAATACTGTAATGCAAGTACCTATCGGAAATGCTACAGATGCGTTAGTAGGAATCTTAAACGCAACAGCAGTTGCCTTATTCATTAATTGTAATACTTGATATTGATCTGCAGATACAGCTGTGTAATCTGCTGTGTTAGCAGCACCTACTGTAAATGATGTAAGTCCGTTAAACATACCGGATGTAAGTACATCACCGGTTACTGCTGGAAATCCTGTTGCCATTATTGCTCCTTAATAAGATAAGACGTTTTGTCCTAAGACACCGTAATCTACGTTGCCTATTATAAACCCATCTATGACAGGTTCTAGCGTTGTAAAGGTAGTTTTGAAGCTATTCGGGGTAATGTTAAAAGCTACTCCGAAAATCTGTAGGGTCTTGTCTAGGGTAGATCCGCCTGGCTGTGTGGTGATTACTGTGATGGGATCAAAGAAATCTAGGCTTAAGGCTGCAATAGTGCCTGCGTTGTAGTCGGCAGTGTATAGATCAAGTTCAATAGCATCACATCGAATAGTTGTCTCAGCTCTAGATGCCACGTAAGCCCTAGCATAATCAAGGGCTACTGCATCGGTCTGCATAAGTAGGTCAGTTAGGGTATAGGAATGTATAAAATATTTGTCAATAGAAGGTTGATTAATGGCTAGTTGAGCGCTTCCGCCTGATCTAGTAATGCTTGCAGAATTAAATACTAAATAGTCATTAAGCACCCACGTAGCATTGGCATAGCGGATACCAGCGCCGTTGTCAGTAAATATTGTAGGCGTGCCACCAATAGATCCAACGGTTACCGCTCTATCTTGAAATACAAAGTTGCCAGAAGCATCAACGTATATTGCCCCATACTCGCTGTCCGCTACAACCTGTAAGGCTGACAAAGAAGTCCTATTAGTGCCTGGATCATTTTGTACAGTAGTAAGACCTGCATCTACATCACGCTGAGTATTAGGCCAATTAATAGTGTTTAAGATTTGATTAACACGTGTGCCCGATAAATCACCAGCCGTAGCACCAGTCACTGTTGTAATCTGAGCATTCTGTGCTAGGCGGTAAGCATCAACAGCTGTAATGGTTGTATAGGCAACCTCTGTTGCATCTTTAGGCTGCGTGTTTAAGTATGAAGTAATAAAGCCTGCAAAGATTGGATAAGTTACTCCTGAGTAAGTTGCAGTTATTTCAACCTTTTTCATAGGGGTTAGTAACTCATAGTATGGGCTTGCTGGATTCTGTGGGTTAAAATCACCGTTTTGATCTACTATGCGTAAAGTAAGTGTGCCAGTCTGGAATTGATCTGCTAATACGTTACGGCCTCTAGCAGTCCTTACTGAATCTACCTGATTAGATACATCAACAATAACTGCGACAGAATCGGCTAATACGTTTACTCCTAATTTACCAATATCAATCTGCATAGCTTGAGCAGTTTGTGGACCAGTTGAAAAGTTAATAACTGCATTTATTACAGGTACAGCCATAGTTATTGTCCGACTGCGTAAGTAGGAGAGCCTTGCTTCTGTAATCTTTGTAATGCTTCTTGAACTGTGCTTAACATATAATCGCTTGTAACTATATCGCCTTTAGGTTCAACATATACACGGTTATCATTATTTACAATGTTAGGGCCACCACCAGCGCTACCTTGTGGAATTGGAGCAGCGTTACCGCCGCCATTGTAATAAATTGATGAGCCTGCATACATCTGTTTTGTGTAATCGGCCTGAGTAACTATTCTTAGTTTAGCCATAGCGTCTGTAGTAGCTGTTAATTCTTGCGCCAACTTCACAGCACTGTTAGCAGCTTCTAACTCAGCATTATACTTTTTAGCCAAAGCCTCGTTATTGTCTAGGATTGCTATCTGGGCTTTAATGCGTAGTTTAGTCTCTTCATCGGTGGCAGCATTAAGGGCAGCATTAAGGCCTATGCGCTCTACATCAAACTTATCTTTCAGTTTATCTATTTCTGTGCGTGCTTTGTTTGATGCAGTAATGATTGCATATTCTTCTTTACGTGCTTTAGTAGTCTTATTGGCTAGGTTTGTAGCTGAAAGAGATTGGAAAGATTTATTAGTAGAAGTACCACCATAATCTTTAGTTAATGCCTCAGCAGCGCCAGTAGCACCAGCATAACCAAGGGCAAAGAGTATGGCTTTAGGATTTTTACTTGCAAAGGCAAGCAATATCAATGCTGGCTTAAAAGATGGGCTATTAACTACTGATCCAATTTTGTCTGTTAATTTAGCCAGGTTTACAATTACACTGGCTATATTAGTGGCTAAGTTATTAAAGTCATCAGATAAACTTTGTATAGAATTATCTTTGCTTAGAATCATTAAAGCATCTACTAGACCTTTACCAATAACCTCAGTTGCATCAGCTGCTGCGACTTTTATTAGATCCATCTTGCCGGCATAAGTTTCTAGTCTTGCTAATGCTTGACCCTTAAACTTCTCATCTAATGCAGCCATGATCTTATTCATGTCACCACTAGCAATAGTGGCTTTATCTAATCCTGTGCCTAATCTTGATAGAGCTGTAGTAGTGCCTGATGCTCCCTTTGCTATTGCAGCAACTACGCTCTCTAAGTTTTTACCTGTGCCTGCGCTGACGTTTAATGCAGTCTCTAAAGCCTTCTGGCTTAGGGTTACTGATCCAGTAGCGTTTAATAATGTCTGGAATGCTGGGCGTAGTTGGTCATCTAATACGCCATATAACTTCTGTAGATTGGCAATGTAGGCTTCTACTTCACCAACTCTAAATGCGTTGCCGGTATTTTCTAACTGTACTGCTAGTGATTTAGCAGCAGCTTCATCTTCAGCAAATGCGTTAATAGCCTTCTTGCTAAATGCCAAGATTTGATAAGCACTAAATGTAGTTGCAAAACTACGCCCTAACTTCTTTACAGACTTATCAAATGTAGATATGTCTTTCTTGCCTTTAGTAAGAGCTGTGCCATTCCATGTGGCTAATGCGGATACAATTAAATTGGCCATTATGCAGCCTTTGGATAAAGTAAAGTTTTATTGTTAAAATCATCTACAGAATTATCAACAGCTTTAATGATTGCTTCATATACCTTATGGCTATCTTTAGCCCATGCTTTATAAATCAAGCGACCTTTAGTCTTGCGACCACCACTCTTCTGATATTTATTACCTACTTGACCTTGGACTACTGGTGGTAAAGGAGATACAAATTGGTATCCAGCAAACGGATTATCAGAGTTATAACTTCCAGTACCACGTCTTTTGAACTTTGTGGCTGGGTTATTAAATGCTTCTACGGCGCCAAGTTCTCCAGCAGCAACTCTCATAAATGGGGCTCGACCTTGTGGATTTAATCGGCCTGCAGTCTCATAAATGCCGCCACCAGGTGTGCTGTTATAAACGTAATTGCTTACTGTAAAGCCATTCTTAGATGTTTTATTTTCACCTTGCTTATATTCTATTCCGCCTTTTATCATCTCAGAATCAAATCTTGGGAATGCACGATAACCTGGTGCAGACGTTCCACCTTTAATCCACCCAGATAGCACTTGTCCATTACTAGGCACATAACTTTTAGCTCTGTCTCTAATACCTTCCATGGCAGGTTTAATTGCTATGTTAATACGATCCCTGATGTCTTCACTAATATAGTTTAAGCCTTTAGTGAGTTCTTCAACGCCTACTACGTTTACTGGCATTTTTGATCTCCTTAGCTCGATCTGTCAATACCTGGACTATTGCCCTAAGCATCTCTTGATCCATATCTATAAAAGCCTGGGGCGCAATTCCTGTCTCTACCGACAGACTGGCTATCGTGTAGGTTATTGAATCACGCTGTGTTATTTTTTTTCTTCATCCAATACTTCTACGGTTTCTAGAGTTTCAATAAAATCTAGACCGAAGACTGGCACAGTCACATTAGCCCTACGTAAGCACTCGTGAGCCAAGAAGTAAATCTCGGTTTGACGTTCGTGATCACGTAGGACTTTGCTAATACCAGAGCCATATTTCAACTCAAAGCAATATTCAACACCCGGTGTAATCTTGTGCTCTGAAACTTCACCGTTAGCCCTTGTTATCTTTAGCTTTGCCATTAGTTCTCCTTATGCTACTGCTACAGCTATTGTGCTATTGCAGGTAAATGTAATGCTTTGTGAAGATATATCAGCGACTGATCCATTTACATTCTGTAGGTTATTAACCAGTACAGATGCAGTGTATGAAGGATTAGTTGCAGATACGGCAGCAGATGTCTGCTTAATTACGCATGTTACAGTAGTGCCATAAGCAGCACGTAATGTAGGGATAACTGTTGAAGCAGCGTTATCATTTAAAAAGTCTAAAGTGATAGTGCTTGCCTCTAAGCCTTTAGCAAACTTATGTGCAGTATCGCCCATAGCGGTTACTTCTAGCTCATCAAATGACTGGTTAATAGTTACAGCTGTTACATACGCTGATAGATCAACGCTGTTTAATGTAACTGAAACGCCATTGTTTAAGAATATGGCCATGATTACTCCTCGTCTTTTTCTTTAGTAGTTGCAGGTTTTGGTGCAGGTGTTTCTTGAATCTGGCCTATCTTTTTTAAGAAGGCTAAGTTTTCTGCGTCTGTGCTCATTTTAACTCCAGCTCGTTAGAATTGATACTGTGATCTCTGACGTTAATAAATCTCCACTTGCCACACTAGCGATAGCTGGAGCGGAGACACTTGATATGTTTAACTGTAACGTTGATGCGTTCAGTTTGTTTACTACGGCCACTATAAAATCCTCTATGCCTGCAAGGTTACCCTGATTATCTAGGGCAGGTACGCAGATCATTATCTTAAAATTAGCAAGTGGTGCGATGCTTGTCTTGTCATTGTTTGATGGTACTAAATATGGATCGCTAACTGTGACAACCACGCTGTTAGGAATTAAAGTTGCTGGTGGGTAACTAAAGGTATTCCATACACCAGTATTAGTTAGATCAGTTGCAAGTGTTGATCTAAGGGTCGTAATTGCAGCAGGCATCAGCCGACCAGTGTGTTAGGGCTAGAGTAAGGTGCGATGAGACCTCGTACTCTATTTATAAGCTGGTAGCCCATGGCATAACGGTTAGGGCTCATGCCATCCATACCGTTGCCCCCGTTCTGAGACACTTGACGTGCTTGGAAAATATCTACTGCAATTATCATGGCACTTTGATTTATGGCCGGCACAGTATTGTATGCAGCTGTTTTGTAGCCAGGTCCAGTAGCAACACCGTATGGCAAGATACGATGGAATGGATCATCGGCATTTACTTTAGCAAATTGAATAATTGAATAACCTGTTGGATAATTACTAAATGCGTATGTACTCCAGAATGCTGTGCCAATAGATGCTGGGACTGTAGTACCAGGATATGCACCTGTAAGAGTATGAGTGCCATTATATACACCAGCACCTGATCCGCTTATTGTTATGCTTTGACCAGTTACAAATATGCCAGGATTAGCAAGTACAACGCTTGCAACGTTATTGCTTATGCTTGCACCAACTACTGGTGCGTTATTAAACCAAAGGTATGAGTTAAGAAGATCCTCAGATGTTTGACAAATAGATTCTAAATCGGCATCAGAGTAGAGAGACCCAATACCAAGATTAGTTCTTAGTTGGGCTACGGTTACGTAACTAGCGGCCATCTCTACTCCTCTGCTAATAGCTCCCTAGGGCTAGGGCTACTAAACCCTAGGGATTCTTAATGTGTTGCTTTTATTACGCTGTCATGTTGTAGCGTTG